GCTCCTTCCTTTGTAATCTTGTGATGCTTTTTTAAAATCAGGGGCGTTTACAGTACCATCGGAATTTATTAAATTTGATTTACCTGAAGTTGGTTTTTCTTGTGCTTCCTTTTCATCGTCATAAAATTTTTGAATTTCAGAAAATGTAAATTTACGAAGCCATAACGGCATATTATATACAGTATGGTGATCATACCCACCCTTTCCATGGAAAATTATTTGGTGGATCTGTCTAAATAAATTTATTCTTATTTGGGGTGCTAGACTAGGCGTCAGGCCAAAAAAAGTTAAGCCCAATGGGCACTTTAGCCTCCTCTCCTGAATCTAGAATTACATTAAGGTCTACATCAGGTTGGGTATTTTTGATGTGTTCTCGTAGTGCTCTAGAATCTCTAGCTAATAGATACCCATCCACAAATTCTCTAATAGTTTTTGTTTCTGTATCCCCATTAACTGAGGTTATTACATATTTTAATCTTGTTGATAAATCAGGGGAAGAATTTTTGTTTATTTTTTTAAGTCCAATTAGTTCCCTTTCTATATTTTTTTCATCTTTACCAGTTAAAATTTTATAAGTGATTGGTGTATCACTATGAGGTAAAGTAAAAGAAAATTCATTTACTCCTTTTTGTACCTTATCTTCACTAAAGGGTTTATTTTCGATATCTGTAAGGTTAATACTTTCTACATTTCCATTAATGGTGATTTCATAATTACTACCATACCCTAATATACGAGTTGCTATTAAAAGTGCATTTTTATCACCTACAATTAAGTCATTAATGTTAATTTTAGATACTATTACAGATTCTAGCAATTTATCTAAAACTGTACCTTTCTGTATGTAAGATTGGTTGGTTAGAATATCCTCTTCTTTAGCAGTCATATATTTAATTTCTACTTTACCACTGGATAGTGGGTTGTCGGGAGGGTATATTAATCCTCTAGAGGGTAATTCAATTTCTTCTGTTGGGAATTTAAATTCAGTCATAATCTTTATTTATTAAAACGTTTTGTTCGTTAATACATATGTAATATAAAAAAAATCTATCTAATATCCAACCTATCTTTCTTTTTTCTGTTCTCTTCTACAGTTAAGGGTTGGGTGTTGGTATAGTAGAAGCTTCCACCCTTACTTAAAGGGATAATATGAATAAAAAAGAGGAGCTTGACAAATCAAGCTCCTTCTGTTTATTATTTAAAGTAAAATGAAAAATTAGAAATTTAATACACAATAATCAGGTTGTACTGTCATTGTAAGTTCTTGAGCAGCATTTTCAGTATCCCAGTTGTAATCTCCAAATGAAGCTTCTGTAATTAATGCTCCCTTGATAATCCATTCAGATACGATATCACCTACAGGTCCTAATACGTTAATAGTTAAATCTTTTTTATAGAAATCACTATACCCATCTCTACCTGTTACTGATTCGTGATGTAATCTAACCCATTCCATTACTGATTGTGCACCAGATGGAGTGATTGGATCAAATAATGTAAATTGAATAGTACCCCAAGTTGTTTTACCTTTCACAAAACGTTGAACGTTAATGTGATTTAAAGGTACTGTTCCTTGTGATACAGTTACAGCTCCTACACCTTTCATAAGGTATGAAGGGAAACCATCAATATACATGATGAATCTGTTCTTTTGTTTCGGCTCAAATGCCGTATAAAATATTTCGTTAGGATCTAATACTGCCATTTTATGTGTTTATTTTATTATAAATATTTAAATATTTTGTTTTTATTCCGGAAAAACTGCTCCTGTTGGTAAAACATTAAAATCTAACATAATAAATTCTGCTGTTCTAGTTGGTTGTAAATAGATTTGACCTACTAGTTGGTTTCTATCGATTACATCTGGAGTGTTATTAGTATCATCCATTACTACTTTGAATGCATACAATCCTTGTCTTTGTTGTACTGATTCTAAGTATGGGTTTACTTGTGCTAAGAAAGTATTTCTTGTAGCAATCGTGTTTTGTTCAAATACTAAGTTGTCAGATACCTGAGATATATAGCCTTTTAGAGCAATCAATAATCTACGTACATTCACACGATCTAATGCGCTAGCTCGTTTCTGTAATGTTTTTTGTCCAAATACTACAACTCCATTTCCTGGGAATGTTGCAATTGGATTTACATTAGCTTCATATAGTGAATCTCTGTTTGTTGTTGTTAATTTTCTTTCTGCTTTAGTTACATTTCCAAGAGCACCTCTTGTTAAACCTGCAGGTGCAAACCATGCATCACTTGAAGCATCTGTGAAAGCATATACACCAGGTATCAATGTTGAAGCTGGTACGAATACTGCTTGTCCCGTATTTGGATCTAATGTTTGTAACCAAGGGAAATATGTAGCTGCATATGAACTATCAAACGAAGCTGCGTTATTAATTACAGTACTAATTCCTGTCCCATACCCATCTAGGTCTACTACAGCGATGCAATCTTGACGTGCTTCTGCTGTTGTAACCAATAAATTTACTGGTGTTGAGTGATCAGATGAATTTAATCCTGGGGCTGTAAGTAAATTAAATTTATAATCATCTTTATTATTTAATAAAGTGATTGATGATGTATAATCACTAGGGCTTAATCCTTGGATATCAGCTGCTGTGATTTGATCATAAAATTTAGCTCCAGCACCAAATAATGTACCTACGGCTCCACTAAATGAACCTGAACCTACAAATGGTAAGCTTGAAGTATATGCTGATTTTGCATTTCCAGCATTATCGAAATAATCTGGTGTTTTTGCTGTTACTGCAGATACTCTTAAGTATTTACTTTTATTAATATATTCTCCTTGTGATTGTACGTAAGAATCAACACCATCAACTACTATAGAATAGCTTGTGTTACCAATTACTTTTTCTAAATAATTAGGTGCTTTTGGATCTAATGATAAGTTTGTCCAAGTTTCTAAAATTGATTTATTTCGGTTAGTATCATTACCACTACGAACTAATAAGCTAAATGTACCAGAATTTACGTTTGATGAAACAATTTCCCATCGAATGTTGTCTTGTGTACCTAAAGATAAAGCGCCATTTCCTACTTCTGAACCTGAACTATTCATTATAACTCCTTCAGATATAGTAGATAATACAAAAGGAACTTGATTTACAATATCTCCAGCAGTTAAAGTATAAGAAACATCTGTTCCTCCTCCTAACGCCGCTGATCCTACTGAAATTGTTTCTCCTACAACATATCCACTTCCTGCTGTAGTAATAGTTGCACTTTCTACTTCTACTACTATATCATCTGCTACTAATATAAATTTAATATCTGATGATGATCCAATAGCACTTCCTGCTACAACTAACTCATCTCCAACAGCATATCCACTTCCTTGTGTCGTTACTGTAACTGAAGAAACAGTTCCATCAGCTACTAAAGTTAATACTGCTCCTGAACCTGCGCCATTTGTTGTTGTTGCAACACTTGCGTAAGTAGAAGCTGCTACTCCTGTAGATTGTTGTGAAATTGAACTTAACAAAGCATCTGCTGAGGTGTCTAATTTACCTGCTGCTAAACCTTTTACAATAGTAATAATACCTTCAGTACCATTTGATGCTGTTAAAGGAACATTACTATAAGTTGAAGCTACTCCTCCTACACCACCTGTAACAGATAAAGTTTTTAATGCTAAATCCCCAGTTTCTACAGAATTATATAAATCCGTAGATGTAGCATCGGTAAATGTACCTTTTGCTACTCTAGTTACTAATAATGACTTTCCTCCTTGAGAAAAATAATTATTTGCTGAGATTGATGTTAAGTAAGTGTATTCTGATGATCCACTAGTAATAGCTCCACCAAAAATTGCTCTGTACTCACTAAATGAAGTTACTAATGTTGGAATGCCAACAGGACCTTTAGCCGCTGGTCCTACTACAGCCGCTCCTGCTTCTACTGGTTGACCTTGAATAAAAGATTGATCATTTTCGCGAGCCAATACACCAGGTGATATTAATGTTTCTGCCATTTTATATGTTATTTATTGTATTTATTTATAAATATTAAAAAAAACCTCAAAAAATTAAGGTGTTTCTGGAGTTGTGGTATTTTCTTCATCAAGAGGTGTAACTTCCCCAGTTGATAAGTCAATTCGGCCATTTCCATATTTTTCAGTAAGGACTACCCCTAATTCGTTTTGTTGCACACCTACACTTTTAAGTTGTTCAAATAAATTTAATTCTTGGATTTTTAACTCTCCAAAAGCAAATTTAATTTGATCGCTTTGTAACTGTAAATCATTAATTGATTGTAATTCTTCTTTAGATAACTTCATTGTTTAATTGTTTTAATTATAAATATGTGTATTTTTATTTAAATTTTAATAGTTTTAATAATACTTCATAAACTTTTTCAGGTTTAATATTTTTATGACATATATGTTCAGAATTAGTGCCTTGATGTCTTGGACACCAATCCCATTTTCCTTTATTAAATTGGACTCTTTTATCTACCCAACA